TCCTGATCGAGCGATGGACCTCTCCGGCTCCCGGCGCCGAAGGACGGCGTCGACGTCCCCTGGAACCAGGCCCGACACCGCGCCTTCATCACCGGCTACACCCCGTCGAACCGCACGCAGAGCGCGCTCGAGCCGTAACAGATTGCCTGACGAAACAGACTCAACCTCATGGGAGCGCCAGACGAATTCCACGACGACGTCCATCCCGACGCCCGGGAGATCACCGGCGATCGTCGGTACGGCGAGTGGGGGCAGTGCATCGCCACCGCCAAATCGACCGGCGAGCGCTGCCGTGGCTACGCCCAGGGCCCGCACGGGAAGTGCTCAACCCACGGCGGGTCTGAAGACTCCGGGGCCCCAGAAGGCAACTCGAACGCCGAGGGGAACGAGGGCGGTGACGGCGCCGAAGAGGGCAACACTCGAGCGGTCACCCACGGCGCGTACGCTGACGAGAACACGTTCTACCAGGACGTCCTCGGCGACGATCTCCGCGACCTCGTCGACGACATCTTCGAGGACTACACTGACCGCTACGCGGATCGCCACGGCGAAACGGTGCCGGTCGGCCTCGAGATGGAGTTGTTCCGTCTTTCGGTCTCGCACGTCAAGGACGTCGTCCTCGATCGGTGGGCGACCCAGAAGCCGGAGTCGCTCCAGTCTGGAAACCCGCTGGTCGACCGCGAAACGGAACGCGACTTCAACCCCGAGGACGGGTCGGTTGTCGTCGAGCAGTACAAGGAATCGGTCGTCCTCACCGCCCAGAAACGCCTCTCGAGTGACCGCAGACAGTGGCTCAAAGACCTCGGCCTCCTCGAGGATCCAGACTCCCAACTGGCCGACTCGCAGCAAGACGTCGCTGACGCACTCCGTGAGGTCCTCAAATGAGCACGACCAGCAACTCCGACGGTGACGTCGACGTCGACACGATCCGGGAGGTCATGGCGCAATATGCACCGTCGACGGGCCCGGATCGCTACGCTCGGTTCATCGAGGAGCTGCTCGATCTCCAGCGGACGTACGTCCAAGACCGCATCCTCGCAGCGCTCCACGAGCATGACCAAGTCGTTGTCTCGGCGGCGAACGGCGTCGGGAAGTCTTACATCGCAGCAGCGGGCGGTATCGCCGCGCTACACTGCAACCCGGACACGATCGTCAACGTCACTGCTGGGACATCGGGAACGCTGAAGACGAATATCTGGAAGCCCGCACGGTCGCTGTACCGCGACAGTCCGCTCCCGGCGATGTTCGGCGGCCGGACGATGGACGGCGACCGCGAGATCCGGACTGGCCTCGATGACGAGTGGTTCTTCGAGTGCGTTAGCCCGAGGTACCCGGACGATCTTCAGGGCCCGCACAACGACCACGTCATCTACATAATCGAAGAGGCCGACAAGCCGGGCGTCACGGGCGACCACATTGAGGCTGTCCGGTCGACTGGAACCGACGCCGACGACCGAATTCTCGTCATCTCGAACCCGCCGGACAACAGCGCCAACATCGTCCACCAGCTGATTGAGAACGATGAGTGGCACCACTTGCAGTTCCCAACGTGGGACTGTCACAACGTCCGCCTTGAGCGAGGTCTCGAGGAGGGTGAGGAGATCGGCGGACTGGCAACGACGTATAAGCTCAAGAAGGACTGGCGAGAGTATCACGACGAACCCTGGCCCGGTCTCGAGCAGGCGATCCGCTGGTCAGACCCGTGGCTCGGCGCTGACCCTGAGGACAGGAGCGCTGTCCTGCCCTCGGACCTCAGTGAACTTCCGAACGACGAGTTCCGCACGGATCTCCACTCGCTGTGGTACCGCCGGCGCTGCGGGATCGTCCCGACGGATACGGCTAGCACGCATCGTCCGTACGACGCAGATGCCGCGAAAGGCGCACACGACCCGACGATCAGCGCCGGACGCGGATATCCGATTGGCAGTGGGATCGACGTCGCCCGCTCGAGTGATCGTACCGTCCTCGTCACGCTGTGGTCGACCGGCCACTGGACGGTTCGGTACACCACTCGAGGGACCGACTATCCGACGCAGGAAAATGAGCTCATGGCCGACTCTCGCCTCGGCGGCGATCGTCACCACCCGGTCGCCATTGACGCCGTCGGCGAGGGATCCGGGCTGGCAGACTACCTGGACGACCGCCTCCCGGATCTCTACCGGTTTGGATCCGACAAGAAGCCGTTGACGGACGGTACTGGCGACGAGAACCCGTTCGGGCTGGTCAACTACAAGAGCCAGCGCGCCGAGGCGCTCGCTGCAGTTGGCCGAAAGCTTTCGGACGACCTCACCTACGGCGACGGCGACCTCCGAGAGGAGCTGGTGGCTGGCGCTCGAAGCATCGAGTTCAGCACTCGGACGCTCGACAACCGCGGGAAGAACGGCGCCGAGGTCGTGACGGTCAACTCGAAAGACGCAGTCAAAGAGCGTCTCGGCCGGTCGCCGGACATGCTCGATGCTGCGATGATGGCCGTCTGGGCTGCCGAGTGTACGCCGGACGGCTTCAGCGCAGATAACGCAGTGGTGTTCTAACACATATGCCAGAAGACACATCAAAGACGATTCGAGGCCGTGTCGGCGCTGCGGCGCGGGCACTGCTCGCGCCATCACAGGACGGCGATCCGAGCCCCCAGGCTCGAGACGAACGTCCGATCGTCATCGGCCGGCGCGAGCATACAGACGAACCGGACCGCGAAGACATCAAGGAGTGGCGGGATACCTACCGCGAGAACCCGCTGATCCGCGTCCCGATCCAGAACTTCGCGAGCGACGTCACCGAGCCCGGCGCCTCGGTCGCGGTCGACACTGGGTCGGAGGACTCGGACGTTCCTTCAGTCCCGACCGACTACCCGGACGAAGCCTACCGCGGGCAGGATCTCGATGTGGCGCTGGAGCTGTGGCTCGCCAACTGCTACGTCGACGGCTGGGACTTCGACGCGGACATCTCCGACCTGCTCGAGGCGTTCATCAAGGACCGCCGTGGCCGGCGCGGGACGGCGATCATCGAGCACGCGTACGACGACCCTCGAAAACGAGAACGGATCCTCGCACTCCGCCCGATCAAGGCCGAGACGATGACGGCCTACACTCGAGAGGGGAAGGGGATCGTCCTTCGGCCTGACGATAGTCCCAACGAGTTCGACTCCGTTGCAATCCAGGACCTCTCGAACACCGGCCGAGACACAGCACCCACAACACCAGCTGGCAAGACCGCTGCACTCGCCCAGTTCGATGACGTCTACGGCGCCGATGAGCGTGACGAGATTCCGTTCGCCCTTGACGACGTCACGGTCTCGCCGTACGACGCCGACACTGGCGAACTGTTTGGTCGCCCTGACTCCGCCCCAGTTGTTGATCGGGCCCAAGCAGTCTACAACAAGCTCGAGCACATCGACCAGGCGATCCTCAACACGGCGTTCGCGAACATCATCGCGAAGGTCGAGACGAACGACGAGGAGGTCGCCAAGAAGCTCCGCGACGATCTCGACATCAACAACCCCGAAACGGTCTCGGGAACGAACGTACCGACCGACATCATCGAACTCGAAGGTTCGGTTCCCGATGCGGTCAAGCAGGTTCAGCAGGAGATCGAGTTCGTCCTGTCGGCGATGCCGACTCCGCTCTACCGCGTCGGGTTTGCGGGTGACATCAACCGCGATGTCACGTCCGAGCAGCGGGCCGACTACCGCGAGGACGTCAAACGCGAGCGCCGGCGCCTCGAGTCTGACTTCGAGACGATACTCCGGCTCAAGGCCAAGGATTTCCTCTACGGTGACGCCCACTCCGACAAGCAGCTGGACGTCACGCCGAAGCTTCGACTCCGGCCGGAGGAAGCATCGTCGCCACTCCGTGATGAGGAGTTCGACCCCGAGGCGTTCAGCACGCTCATGACGGGCCTCTCGGAAGCGGCCGGGGCACGCGGCGGCGCCGAGGCGATCCTCCCGCCACGCGAGATCGTCGGGACACTCCTGGACATGGATGCCGACGAGATCCTCGGCGAGGAGACGGAGGCCGATCTGACAGCGCTCGACGAGGCCGACCCTCGCGTCCGAGAGACGTTCGTCGACCTCTACGGCGCCGAACTTGCAGGGCTCGCTGAGACCGATCCGGTCACGACGCCAGACGGACGCGGCGTGATCGTCGACGCCCACGAGGACGAGTTCGAGTTCGCCGGCGAGAGCTACCAGCCCGATGGCACACTCTACGTCGTTGCGACCGAGGAAGGCGCTGATGTCTACGAGAGTGATGATCTCGAGGCAGAGGACTGGACTACGGACATCGGCACCGGTGGCCCGGACGATCTCGAGGAAGCTGCCCTCGCCGGCGACTACGCAGCGCTCGCCGACCCGTTCGATGCGGACGAGGCAGAGGCGCTGCTCGACGTCGGCTTCGACTCCTGGCCCGACTCTTGGGAGGACGCCGATGTCCCGGCGCGACTCATCGCTCTGGACGCGTGGACGTCGATGGAGGCGTCGTTCACGGGCTGCATGAAGGAGATCGGTGACGCCGGAGTGTGTGCAGCGTTCAAAGACGAGATCCTCCAGACGACTGGGTGGCGATAGATGTCCGTCGGCTGTTGCGGCCAGACGGCGTCGACGGCTGCACTGGAGCAGCCGTCAGGGACCGAGGAAATCGAGGAGCGGTTCCTCGAGGCCGTCGCCGAGCGCTCGGCGACTGTCCGCGACCTCGTCGAGGCGACCGTCGCAGAGAACGATGCACTCCACCTCGCCGAACGCCAAGAAGAAGGTGCGCTTGCAGAGGAACGCGAGAACTTCCCGCAGGTCTCTTCAGACGACCTCACCGACCGGTTCATGGAGTGGTTCCGGACAGTCCTCGAGGATGAGGTTCTGGACCCGGTCCCGCTGGAGGAGATCGAGGCTGGTGAGCACTGGACGGGCGAGTTCCTTCGGACGGGCTATCTCCGAGCGTGGCAGCAGGCCACCGGACGTCTCCAGCAGGAAGGTGTCGATGTCGAGACGCAAGACATCGAGACGATCATCCAGCTCCCGGTCCCGCAGCGCCAACTCCGAGATCTCTACCGGCGCGCGTTCTCGAACCTCGAGGACATCACGGAGGCGATGGCGCAAACGGTGCGCGAAGGTCTCGCCGATGGCCTTGAAGCGGGCGAGAACCCGCGGACGATGGCACGGCGCCTCGATGAAGAACTCGAGTCGCTGAAGCGTTCTCGGCTGAATACCCTCGCGCGGACCGAGGTCATCAACTCGCACTCGGAGGCAACCCTCGACCGGTACGAGCGCGCCGGCGCCGACACCGTCCGTCACGGCGAGTGGGCGGACGCCGACGACGATGACGTCTGCCCGATTTGCTCGGCGCTCGATGGTCGTGAGTACACGATCGACGAGATGCGGTCGGGCACGTTCGAGTTCGAACCGGGCTCGAACGACCCGGATTACCTTGCCGGCGAGTATCCGATCCGTCCGCCAGCTCACCCGAACTGCAGATGCTCGATTTTGCCTGTAATCACATGACACAAGCTCTTTACCCTGCCGGTGTGTTATACTGGTATGGCTTGGAAGTGCCCCACCTGCGGCGACGAGTTCGACTCGTTCCGGGGGTACGCGAACCACTACAACCTCAGCAGCGACCACTCCGGCAACGCGCTCGCCGACGCCGTCGGGTGCGAGACGTTGGCCGACCTCTACGCCACCATGTCAGAGAACGCCGTGGCCGAGGAACTCGGCGTCACCCGCCCGGCCGTGAAGGGCGCTCTGAAGTCCTGCGGCATCTCGCGCCGGGGGCAGTCGGAAGCGGAGCAACTGAAGTACGAACAGATGACCGAAGAGGAACGCCGGGAACTGACCGAGTCGGCACGCGACGAGGTTCGAGAGAAGTACGGAGACGGCGGCTTTCTCGGCCAGTGGGTCTCCGAGAACCCCGACGACCACGCCGAGGTCGCACGGGAGGCCGCCGCGCTCGGGGCTCCGGCCCGCGAGGAGAACGGGATGGCTGGCGCGACTGGGCAGGACAACCCCAACTGGCGCGGCGGGAAGAACATCCTACGCGCAGTCAAAAAGGCAACTCGACGGCACGCCAAGCTGCCAGCCGGACAAAAGAGAACCTCCACGCAGACGAATACGGACTTATTGCCGTCCGTTTCTCTGGCGCGTCAGATTCAGTGCCTTCACTCCGCTACGCGACACTCGAAGACTTCTAAGCTGAATGCCGATGACGCTCTGCTGAGGCCGAGGTCCAGACTCAGCACGAACACACGGACACATTTCATGCCACAGATAGCAAGGACGGAGAGTCGCATCGCCTACTGCGGCGAGCGCGATACCGAAGACTACGAACAGGTCGTACACGGCATCGCTCATGGCGAGGACGAACTCACTCTCGGGCTGAATAGCCCGAAGTACTGGCCGGCAGCTGAACTCAAGCGTGCAGCGCCGACGCTCGAGGGTCAGACCGTCTACAAGATTCACGGAGACGGTGACCGCGAGGCAGTCGGACGCGTGCTTCGGTCGGCATACCAAGCCGGACTGGGTGTCGTTTACGAAGCAGGCATCGATGATTCGGAGGTTGCTGCAGAGCTGGTTTCGGGTCAGCGGGAGGTTTCGATCGAGGCCGGCAATCCCAGCGACGTCGATCAGCACGGTGAGACCGGTGCTA